TGTTCGACATGGCCTATTCCTTCCCCGCGCGGTGGCGGTTCCACCAGGCAACCGCGCGCTCGCGCCAGTAGATCAGCCGGTCGATCGGCATCGCCTCCAGTTCGGACAGGGGCCAGTGATAGATGCCGGCGATGTCATCCATCAGGTCCTCGGCTGTTGCTCCGCGATCAACGCTTCCATCATCTGCCGCTCCGCCCGTGTCATAAAAAAACCGCGCACCACTCCACCGACTTCGGTCAGATCGGCCGGGTCGAGCCGCAGGCATTCATCCTCGGTCAGTACGGGTTCGCTGATGCGGGGAATCAGCTTCAGCAGCGCGGTAATGTCCATCCCGATCACGTCGGACAGGCTGAGGCCGCGTAGCTCGCCCGACTGGGGCTTGCGGAGCGTCAGCTTCTCGATCGTAGTTTCGCCTCGTGTGATCGGCTCGACCAGTGTGATCGTTTCGAAGGTGCCGGGCGCATTGCCCGCGGCCTTGGCGCGCTCCTTGCCTTCGGCGACCAAGGCGGAGGGGGTGTCGGCGGTGGTGTCGTTCATGCGGGGCGTCCTTTGTTCTCTCTGGCCTACCGCTTCGCTGCTTGAGGCCGGGGATGCGGGTCAGGGTGAAACAGGCGGGGCAGGGTGGGCTGGCCGGTCAAAGGGGGAGAGGGAAGCCCGACCAGCCCGATTCCGACGCCCGGCTGCCCCGCAAAAGGTCCGGACGCCGAAGGCAAATTCAGTTCGCGATGATCGCCATGATCTCCGCGTAGCGATCGATACCGCCGACGATGAAGCGTCCCGCGACCATATCGATCTCAACCTGCGGCACGCCGTCGACGACGCGGCGGTAGTAGGCGACCGCAACCTTGAATTCCTGCTCGGTATCGTCGCCCGCCTTGGACGTGCCCGGCGTGATCTCGGTAAAACGCCCGCCGATGAAGACTTCGACCGCCTGTGCGGGCGTGCCATCGTCTGCCTGGTAAGCGCCGGTCAGGCGCACGCGCACGCCGTCGACCCGGGTGGTGCCGAACTTGCGGATCAGCCGGGCTTCGTGCCCGCCCATCTTCAGCGTGGCTTCCATCGGCTCGACGCCCAGGTCGATCTTGACCGATCCGATCATACCGCCGCCGCGATGTTCCTCGGTCGCGATGGCAAGCACCGGCTCTTCGTATTCCGACGCCACGCCAAGGTAGCCCTGGCCATCGACGTGGATGTTCATGTTTTTCAGCTTGCGTGGGATGCCCATCGAAGGATTCCTTGTACGGGTTGGCAGGGTCAGGCGGTCGCGGTCGGGTTCCGGGGAAAGCCGATCAGGTCAGCTGCTCGGCGAAGTCCGAATAGTAGAAATCGGTGATCACCAGATCGACGTTCGGGTTTTCCAGCGGCGCGACCGGCGTGAACTGGACCCTGAATGTCGGGCGACCCTGGGCAAGTTCCTGCGTGCTGTTCTGGTCGGGGTCGAAGAACATTTCCGCGCCGATGATGCGGCCTTCGGTCGCCAGCTGGCGGAAGCGGGCGTTGCCGGTTTCGAGCAGATCCTTGATGAGGCCGAGCGTCATGGGCTGGTCGAGGAAAGGCGCGACGATCTGTTCGATCGTTTCCTGCAGCGCGTGACTGGTGCGGACCGCGCTTTCGAAGGCGAAGTTCGGCTGCTGGGCATCGGCGCAGGTGCGGTTGCCCCAAAGACGGAAGCCGTTCTGCCGGATGACCGTGGTGACCTCGCTCTGATTGAGCAGACCGGCGGCGGTCGAGGGATCGGTCAAATCGAAGTGCACGTCGTATTCGAGACCGGTGACCCCGCCGAGGGGTACGTTGGAAATCGTCTTGTGCCAGCCCGTCGCTTCGTCGATCGCTGCACGCAGGCCCAGCGCGCGAGCGATGATGTCTCCGCCTCCCTGGGCAGTGTCGGGCCAGATGACCATGAGTTCGCGATCGGAGAAGTTGTCGCGATAGGTGATCGCTTCTGCTTCGGTCGCCGCGGGGGTGAAACCGTCCGCGCCCTTCGCGCCGACATAGGCAAAGCCGCGCAGCTTCTTGGCGATGGTGACCAGTTCGGCGACGACCGGCTGCGTATCGAGGCCCGGTGCGCCAAGGATCGTCGGTTTGACGCCCAGCTTGGTCTGCGCGGCGAGCAGCGCCTGCAGACCGGTATAGGTGTTACCATCGGTTGCGCCGATCACGTTGAGGTCAGTCTCGTCCTGGTCCTCGCCTTCCGTGACCCGCACTACGACAATGATCGGGCTCGCCTGGTCGCCGATCGCGGTCAGCACCGAACCAAGTGTGCCGCCATCGCCCGCCTTGCCTGCCGCGATGTCGGGCTGGCCCGAGATCAGCACAGGTTCGTTCAGCGGGAAGGCGGCATCAAGCGCAGCCTGCGCCTCGGCATCGCCGCTGCTGGTCGCGGTAGCGATGATGCCGATCACCGCGCTGGACAGCGCCGCCAGTGCGCGCGGGCCGGTGGCCGTTTCGGTCAGGGTCAGGCCGTGGTGGAAAGGCATTGTTCGTTCCTTCAGCTGGTCGCGCCGCGCGTGCGGCTCTGGTTCAGATCGATCGGGATGGTCAGGGTCTGCAGGCTGTTTGCTGCCGGCAGGTCGGTGCGGCGTCCTTCGATGCGGATCGTCAGCCGACCATCGGCGGGCTCGCCTTCAAGCTGGACGCGGGTCAGCTGCAGGCGCGGTTCCCACCGGGCGAGCGCAATTGCGGTCGCGGCATGGAGCAGCATTCGGATAGCGCCATTGATGGGCCGGTCGATCAGTTCGAACAGCAGCGAACCGTAGTCGCGCCGCATCGTCCGGCTACCCAGCGGGGTCGACAGGATGTCGGCGATCGACTGCGCCAGATGCGCGTCGCCCGAAAGTGGCTTGCCGGTGTTTCTGTCCATGCCCAACATGGCGCCAGACATCGCGCTTCGCGCGCGAAAGGCCAGCGGGCGGCAAGGTGGAACGGGGTTTCACCATTCCGCCGGCACTATCGGCGGACTGACAAGCTCGCCGCCTAAGTTCGCGGCGATACCTCGCCAGATAGGCTCACCTCGCAAACGCTGGACACAAAGCTAGCGGACTCGACTCCTTTCCCAATTTGTCCCACCATCGCCTTGCAGGCCCGCAATGGAACCGACTGCTAATCGGTCATTCGGAGCGGCTTACCTGTGCATGTCGGACCGCGTTCACGCTTTAGACGGTCATCCCGACCCGAGGGGAAGGGAACCGGGGCGGAACCGGACAGCAACCGACACTGCCGGAGCCAATACTAGTGAGGCGATGGTGGGGTGATTGCTCGCAACCACACTCGAAAGGTTGCACCAGAGGCTTATCGTATCCCTCATGGGGCTGCGAGCGCTTGCGGCCTTGGGAGCCATCCAATGGCGAACAAGACCAAAAAAACGATGACGATTGAGGTAAAGGTCAATGTCGGCAACTGCCTTTGGGCAATCGCTTGGCTAGCCTTCCTTCTTTTGGCCTGACTTTCCCCGGCGGGGTTTCGGCTTCGCCGGGGTTTTCATCTTCTCTTGCGGCTTGGGCGGGGTCGCCATCATCCGCTTTTGCGCTGCCTCGCGGCGCGCTTCGGTTTCCTCTTCGGAGTGGGTTTCAAAGTGCGGAGGATTATCCATGGTAGCTGATCTTCAAGAATTGCGGGAGCGGCTCAACTGGGCCCGAGCCGAAGCCGAACGCTTACCCGCCGAAATTGAGCATTACGCCACCAGCAAAATCATTTGGAAATTCGAGACCCGTAACGACGCTCCCGGCTTTCTGCTTACGGCCACCTGCAAAAGCGATATTCCAGTCGCCATACGCGCCCGAGCTGGGACCACGGTCAATGAGATCCGCTCGTGTCTAGATGGACTTGCAAGCGTGCTCGCTGAACGAAATCAAAGAACCGCTAACGGCGTCAGTTTTCCGATCTCGAAGACCGAAAGCCAGTTTTTAGAAAAGCGATCCCAAGAAAAAATTCGGAAACTCTCTGATGACGACAAACTCGCTATAGCGGCACTCAAGCCGTATGCCGTGGATAGCAAAGGTGAGCCTGGTAACGTACTCCTGTGGGGCCTTCACTCAGCGGACGTGCGTAGAAAACATCAACGTCTCCTTGTTGCTGCACAGAACAATAAAATGATGTTTGGAAACGGCTATATAGATGAAATGAGGTTTCTCGGAAATACCGTAAAGCTTGGGCGAAATGAAATCGCAACGACCGGGCCACTCTTTTCAAGCTCAGTATATTTTCCTGCCGACATCACCTACGCGGAGCCAGATGTGCTTCGCGGTCGCAGTGTTGTTAAAACGCTCCACGAGTTCGCCGATCTCGTGGATTCGATCATATTGATTTTTTCCTGATTGGGCAGAACTCAACTTCAGTTGCTTAGAGTCGTTCATTTTGACTGCTCATTTAAGTATATAGTAGTTATTCCGCTGGACGCGTGCCTAGTCGGGCGGGGAGGTCTTTCCGCTGCCGGTGGTGACGCCTGAATGGACATGGCCAGCCAGATCGACACCCTCGGCTTCAAGCGCGCCAGCGATGGTGGCGCTGCCTTGCAGGGTAGCATTGCCCTGCAGCGTGGTGGTGCCCGCGACGCTTGCATTGCCCTCAATCGTCGCGTTCTCGCCGACCGAAAGCTTGCCCTCTATGGTGACATCGCCGCGCAGGGTGATGCCACCGGGGGCTTCAATCACAGCGGTGGCACCGCCGGGCAGGATGGCTGACAGTGTGCTTGCCTGCGCATCGTAAGAGATGCGCGCACCATCGGCGAATTCGATGATCTGTGTTTCGTCCGATCCGGCAGGCGGGAACGCGTGCTGAACGATTCCGGTAAGAGCGATCGCCGCCGCCAGCTGCCCGTCGGGCGCCAGCAACAACACCTGTTCGCCAACCGATGGCGGCGACCAGATACGGGTATGCCCCGCACGAAAGGCGAGCCAGCGGATTGGCGGCGTCTCGCCCGGTTCGTCGTCGTCAGGGTCGCCATAGCGCACGATGCAGCGTGCGTTGGCAAGGTCGACAGACGTGACCGTGCCGATCCTGATCAATGCGGCCAGATCTGCGGGGATATCTTCGGGAAGGCGATCGCCGGTGAACATCGGCCGGTCAGGACTCGGGGTGAGCCGTTTCGGCGCACGCCGCGCGCAGCCGCGCATTGTGCTCCTGGATCGCTCTCACCGTCTCGTCGCTGTCGAGCTCGTTGCCCGGATCGTGCTGGCCCGGCCGGTCGGCCGAGGCGTAGCCGATCGGCCGGTCGCCCTGGCACCAGCTGCTATTCCGGCGCGATGGGGCGGTATCGCTCGCAGGCAGCCTTTCGCCGGTTGTCGAGCAGGCACTGCTCGTAACGGCGAGCATCGCGATCGCCAGCACTGCGAAGATCCTGTTCGGCATCGTTGGCATCCTTCAGTTGGTCGAGGGTCTGGTTCTGCCCGGCGATTACCGTGCCCGCGGCCCCGGCCTCCCGGCCGTTCTCGCGCGCATCGTCGAGCGTGTTGTCGTAGGTCCCGATGATCGCCCAAGCGATCAGCAGAGCGCCGACCAGTGCGATGACGATCCAGCCCCAGCGCGCGAGCCCGAACAGGCCATTGGCGGTAAGAAAGCTCATGTCTCGTGTCCTCCCGAACGCCCGTTGCGGGCCAGCAGATCGGATTTCTCTTGGCTCGATTGCGACGTGCCGAAGAAGAATCCGAGCGCATCTTTCGCGTTGGTCACCAGCGCGCCGATCAGCACCAGCAGGAGCTCGCGATCGGAGCCTTCGACGTCGCCGAACGCGACCAGCAGCAGCGCGGCGAACAGCATCGCCAGCGTGACGAAGGCGAGAGTCGCGCGGACTTGGCGGGGATCCTTCATGCCTCGTTCTCCGACCGGACGCCGCCGGTCATGCGCAGCAAGGGCGACGTGCCGAGCGGCAGGCCGACAGGCCAGCGAAATCCGCGCGCGCGGTCCTTCGCCAGCGGCATAATGTTGACCGCGTTCTTCTGGTTGCCGCCAAGCACGTAGAAGTCAGTGGCACTTTCGCCCACGAGGAAGCCGACGTGGCCGCCACCCGTGCGGCCGAACACCACCACCGCGCCGAGCACAGGCCTGCAGGGCTTGCCCCATTCGAGCCAGGCCAGCGCGCGCGGGAATTGCGAAGGCTTGGGGATCGGCAGGCCCGCCGCGTCGATGCAATGGGCCACGAAGAGGC